CTAAATAGTTTTGAATATGCAATTGCTGTGCTTGATATATATACTGAGTATATAAATCAGGATCTAAATTACCGTTTAAATTAGTAAATTTAACTATGTCGTTTGTTGAAATGAATAATGCTTCTGCCATTTTATACGTCGTTAGGTAAGTTTTTATTGTTTGGGTGAAATCCTTTTAATGGCATATCATTTGGCATCATTGCGACTTCTTTTGGATTTCTAACTCTATAACCATATTTTTCAGCCTTTGCTACTGAAATTGTTTTTGCGTTTGGATTATTAACGTCAATTTTAACACCTTCCATATTTACAAAAGTCTTTCTTAAAAATTTATGATGGCAACGTGGGCCACCTTTGTAAAGAAAAATATTATAAGATTGTCCATTGTGTCCAAAACCATCATTTACTAATTTAGAATTTACATTTTCTAAATCTTCTTTTCTGTAAACTCTACCATTTTCACTTGCATTCATCATTTTAACACAAAACTCTCTTTTAGAATTTGCACTTGAACTACCAGCATAAGCGTAACGGGTTATAAATTTAAAACTATCTATTTCTTTATCTTGTTCAGATTTTGCATTTGGTCTTCCTGTTACAGTAGTTGCAAAATCCCATATTTTAGACAATGTACTTTTTTTATTTAGATTATTAATTTCATTATCCAATTCTTCTTCAGTATCGTAATCTACTTCAGTTTCGTCAACACAAACCCAATTATCGGAAAGTATTTCTCCTTTTGAAGTTAAAAAATCGTCTAATTCTACATTAATATCCGAACTCATTTTCACGCCAGTTTCTTCTTCTTTTGTTTCAGCGTTCATTCCAGTAGTATCAACAAATTCTAACGGCTGTATCGTCTTAAAATAAAGTTTTAATGATATACTATTAATGGCTAAAATTTCGTCTAATGCGTTGGTTATTTCGAGTTGATAAGGTTTTATAACTATATTGTCAAATAATAATGTTGCTGTTTTAATCTCATCAGCATTATTGCCTAAACCGCCACCACTTTCACGTATTCCTAAAAGCATAGGACTTGTAACACGATGCCCTACAATTAATTTTTCAAAACATTCTTTTGATAAATATTCATAGTGCGCGGGAGCATCATTTAAAGGTAAATCTTCAACCGTTGTTTTACTTTCAGCATTAGAATTAAAAGCTATGATCACTTTTTCGCCCCTTGCTCCTGTTAATTTTGAAAGAGTATCACGTTTTATTTTCTCCCGCATTTCAGCAGTAGGCACACCGTTATTAAAATTAATTACTTTTGTGCCACTAAAGCCATTTTGACAATCATTAATTTGATAATCAGCAATATTCTCTTCCAATAAAGCATAAGGTAATGAGCCAGAATAATCAATTGGTGAATAATAATCAAATCCACTAACATACGGTTTTATAATATAAATTTCCACTTCATTCCCATTTCCAAATCCAAACGCTGGAATAGGTTTAGCTTCTTCACTTGGTTTCTTTTTTTTCCAATCAGGGTGATAATACCAAGTTTCAATTTGTCCTTTATCATTGCATTTTCCTGCTCTTAAAGTTTGCATAGGAAAATGTAGAACTTGTTTTACTTGTTTCTTTTCCATTACGATTTGCATCGCTGCCATTCCTAAAAGTTTGCGTTCTAATGCTACTTTTTTAATATCTGAATCTTTAACAATAGACTTAAACTGTGCAAATTCATTCGGTTTTTTATTAGAATCTAATGCATCTAATCCTTTACCATAAATCATATTAGAAACACCTGTAATAATAGATCCGTTTGTAGCAGAATATAAATACCTATCTATCAAATATTGAAAGTAATTATTATCACTTCCATACTCGATATATTCGTTTCTCTTGTTTTCTTGTATTACGGGACTTGTATAAGCCGATAAATTAACTATTGATATATCACTCATAAATTTTAAATTCGTTTGTTGTAGCGTTTGCTACATATTGATTTTTATTAACAGTATAATCGTCTTTATTTTGATTGGTGCAAAATATTTTATCTCTATACACTAAAGAATTTTCATCGCTAAATGTTGACATATCAGCAGTTAAAATATCACTATCAACTTTAATAGTATTATTATCAGCAGTAAAAGGCAAAGCACTATTTAAAACCGTTAAATTGTAAAAAGTATTTTCTTTTAAATCTAAAACTAAATCACATTTCAAATAATAACCGTCAGTTGTAAAAGTAGGATTATATGTTATTGAAACATTTGTAGTTTCATTTCTTAAAACAAGAATATCAGCCGAGTAAATTCTCGGAATAAATTTTATCGTTTGCACCCCACCTTGTTCTTTTAAAATTATCATAATATTTTTTTATAATAATAATTTAAAAGTAAAATTGTTTTAAATTTTATATATTTGTAAAAAAAATGAAAAAATGAAAAAATATTTATTATTTAATTATAGCAATTATTACCCCGGAGGAGGGTTTAATGATTTTGAGGATTCATTTGATACTATTCAAGAAGCGTTTGATTTTTGGGAATATAAAAAACAATACTGCCTATATCAAATAATTGATAAAGATACTTTTGAAATTGTTAAAACAAATGATTAAAAACAAAAAAGGCGCACTAATTAAGTACGCCTTTTTAAAAATAACAAACAAAAAATTAACCAGAAATAATGTTTAACATATCGCCAATATTTGTATAAGACATAAAGTTAGCAGGTTTTAATTCCATACCTTGAAATTCTAATGAATAGCCAGACAAATCACCCATCGCAGCGCCAGTGGTAATGTTTGAAGTTACTAAATCCATTCCTTTTGTCAATCCAGCCATAAAATAATTATTATTTCTATCTTGAACTACTATAATAGGGCGACCATAAGCTAATAAACGCAACTGTTTATGGTCTTGTATCGTTAGCTTTTTTAAATTTAAAGTTAGTTTTTGCTCTACAAATGTACTTCCATTTTCTCTTGAACTTGTAACTGTTTGTTCAAATGTAGAAGTGCCTTTCAATTCGTATTTATAAGCATCTACAAGACTTTCGTTTAAAACATATTGTATCATATCCGAATCATTCCCACTACCATAAATAATAGGCTCTAAACCTTGATAATTGATAAAATAAACAGCAGACAAGCCGCCCAGACTGTCCTTGCATTGTTCTGTTCTCCCAAGTGTTATATCACAAGCCATAATTTTATTTTTTAAAGATTAATTAAGAACCTACAACGATAGAAGCTAATACAGCAGTTGTTAATGTACCTGCTACTGGAACAATAAAGTTAGCTGGTTTAGGCTCCATACCTTGAAATTCTAAGTTATAAGAAGAAGCATCACCCATTGCAGCACCCGTAGTGATTGCAGCAGTTGTCAAATCCATTCCCAAAGTCAAACCTGACATAAACCAGTTACCGTTATTGTCCTCGATAATTATTTGAGGACGACCATAAGCCAAAAGTTTAATTTGTTTGTGATCAGCAATAGACAATTTTTTTAAATTCAAAGTCAATTTTTGTTCAACAAATGTAGTACCGTTGTCTCTTGAACTTGTCAAAGTTTGTTCAAAAGATGAAGTTCCTTTCAATTCATATTTGTAACCCACTGGAGTTCCCCCCAAGGCTATAATTACATCTTCCTGTCCAGCAGTTGATGAATAAGTTACGGTTGTAGCATCACCCCAATTAATGAAGTAAACTGCTTTCAAACCGCCAACTGAATCCTTGCATTGTTCGATTCTTCCGAGGCTAATATCGCACGACATAGTTATATATTTTTAAGATTAGTATTACAAAAAAGGGCAGGTGCTATTACCTACCCTTTAAATTTAGTATTCTGCTATAATTATGCAGTTGGAGTGTAAAGTACGATTTCAGAACCTACACCGTATTGAACAGCTGCAGTAAAACGCATTACAACTCTTACATTTTCAGAACCGTCGATGTCAGCCATATCTATAACTTTAACTTCGTTTCCGTCAGCCAATAAACCTGTACCAAAATATAGGTTAGATTTTTGAGCAGCCATCATCCAGTCGTTAGTCATTCCGTTACAAACAAAGATTTTAACACCATCAAAAGAAAGTGATCCGTTGTTGAACCATTGTGTACCTTGTGCGTTTGTACCGTTAGCACCTAATCCACTTGCTCCAAATCCACCCAAAGCACGTACATAATCACGGGCTACAGATTGTGAAACATAAAGATACAAATCTTCTTTACCGTAAAGAGCAGCAGGGATAGCATCAACAAGTTTTCCAAGTTCTCCAATAACATTCGCAGCAGTAACACCACCAGAAACACCAGCTACATCAATAACAGTTGCATCAGCAGTGGCAAGGACTTGGAAACCGTCAAATTCTCCAGCAGTAGCATTTACACCTCTCCAAATGTTTTGCTCTGTTTTTTCAGCTACCTTAGCAACAACGTGAGACAAAAGGAAATCAGCAAAAGCTGGGGGTAAATTGTCAAATCCTGAATATCCCATTTGTACAGCTTCCCAATCAGACTTAAAGTCTTTTTTACAAAGTTGTAGGTTAACTTGGAATTCTTCTGGTGTGATAATTCTTTCAGTTAATGTAACTGTAGAAGTAGCATCAAAATCACAAGTTGCATTTTTAACAATTGAGTCAGTTGCAATTCTTTTTATTACTTCTTTAAATTTAATATTTGGTTTAACTTCGATACCACCATTGGCGATAGTTGAACCTGATAATAACGCAGCAGAAATATATTTTCCTGCAAATTCTCCAGCATAAGTAGTAGTAATACTTGTTGTAGTTGCCATAGTTTAGTTTTTTTTTAGTTAAAAAGTTTTGCCATAACTATATCTTGAGTAGTTAATTGGCGATTAGGTGAAAATTTATTTAATTTGATTTGTCACTAATCTCCAATACCTATTCATTCTACTCCCTTGCTCCTTAGTAGCATTCTTATAATTACTTCCTCCATTCCATAAGTATGCTGCTTTCCTTTCATCCCAAGTAGGATTATAGTAGTTCTGGTATATCATAAACATCTCTACAGATTTAACTGAATCAGTCCTATCCTGTAAATAGTATTTATTATATCCTACAATCTGATTAACAGTTGCTACCATAATAGGGCGAATCTGAAGTTTTCCTACTGCATTTTCTCTATACCTAGCTTGAATAGCCTGTTCCTCAGTTCTAGGATGTTCAACCCACCAGATTGCTCTAAGAATCTTTAACTTCTTATTCTCTAATTCTATATTTTTAACTGGAGTAGGTTCCC